TCAGACCGTCAGCCCTTCCCGCTCCATCCAGTCGACCAGCTTGCGCACGGCGTTGTCGGCCAGGTGCGCGTCCAGCGCGAGATAGTGCTTCAGGATGGTGTAGATCGATTTGAGGGTGTGGCCGGAAATCGAAGCGATCTCGGGCACCGTCGAGCCGGCGCGCGCATACCATGTCACGGCGGTATCGCGCAGATCCGGGAAGGTGAAGTCGGCGAGGCTCGGACACGGCTGCAAGATCCAGACTGTGGGCGGCTCGGTGTTGCGCTGCTCGCTGGCGTGCTGCTCGCGCGCGATGCGCGTTGCCTCCTCGTCGACGATGCCGGCTACGGCGATCGCGCGCACGATCTGGAAATGTTCGCGGAAGGTGCGCTCGTGGTAGGGCCGGCCGGTCTCCTCGTTGACGACGATGTTGCCGAACAGCACGGGATAGTTGGCCTGTGCCCTTCGCTCCCTGCCCTGCGCGATGCGTTGCACCAGGCGCGGCGCCATCGGGATCGAGATACGCGCGCCGGTCTTGTTCTGCACCAGCTCGACGCGATCGGGCGATGCCTCGCCGGGTACGAATTCGAGCACGTCCGACTTGCGCTGGCCGGAGAACAAGCCGGTCAGCACGGCGTCGCCGATCGCCGACAGCAAAACGCGCGATGGCCGCGCATGATCGGAGGCGATCACCAGCGAAGAAATCTCGACGTCCGTTCCGATGCGGAGGCGCACCGGCAGCGGCGGCAGATCCAGCTTGGCGGCCGGGTTGGCGATGGTGTGGCCCTGCACCTTCGGCAGCCAGCCGCGCAGCCTGCCCCACGACAGCATGGCCTGCAGCACCTTCAAAGCGCCGTTCGCCATCGACAGGCCGCGCTGCTCTATCAGGCGATCGTGCAGGTTCTTGAGCACGACGGGATCGAGCGCAGCGACCGGCGCCAGCCATAGCGGCTCCTTGCGCAGCGGTGCGGTCCATTTGCGATAGGTGCTCTGCGAGCTCGTCGACAGCCCGGCGATGCCCTTGGCGGCGTTGCCGAGGAATTCATGGCTGCGGCTATAGGCGTCCCAGAGATCCTGCACGGCGCGGCCCTGCGGCACCGGCGGAGTTTTCAGCTTGCGACCAGTCTTGCGCTGCTCGGTGATGGCATCGCGCCGCGCGATCGCCCAGGCGTGCGCCTCATCGAGACTGAACCACTGGCCGGTGTCGTGCTTGAGATCCTGCCCCTTGAAGCCCATCGCGCGCTCACGCACGCCGGGCACGAAACGCGGGCGGCCGTCGCGCCACGCGACATAGGGAAGCTCTATCTTTGCCATCGGTCCCTCAACGTCTGGCGGAAGTGGAAAGCCCGGCACTATGGCCGGGCTTGTGTCAAGATGCTCTGCGAGTTTTCCCGCCCTGATATGTCACGGCGAGGCCTATCCCCCACATCGTTTCCGGCATGTTCATCACATCACCAAAAGCGGTAGGGGCGAGCACGCCCTGATTGGGCTTGATCTCCATCTTGATGCACTGGCTAAGCCGGAACGCATCGCCCTCGTCTGGCATCTCGATGATGACGCGCACGCCATCGCGCGCCAGATCGTGCTTGGCGAGCCAGCGCGAGATCAGGAAGGTGATGGCGTCGGCGCTCATGCCGCAGCTCGCTGCGAGAACCGCGGGCTGAAATGATTTCCCAGCTTGCCGGTCTCTCGGTTCAGATGCCTCGCGATGCCGCCGAGATCATGCAGGAAGTTGACGTCGTCGGCGGCGAGCAGATCATCAAGCCGCAGGGGGTTGCCGTTGCAGTGGGTCGCGACGATGTCCATCGTGATGTCGAGAACATCGCGATCGACCTTGTGGTCGAGCAGCAGCGCGCGCGCGCGCCGTGCGATGGCGCGGGCGACCTTCCCTTCCTGTTCCGTGCAGCTAAACGAGACTTGCGACATTCAGTCCTCCTTCGGTGGTTGAAGTCAGCAGCGCAGCATGTAGCGCCAGTAAATGTGAAACAGTTGTTCGCGAACGAAGCGGCTCGGATCGGTCGTGCAGTGATGCCAGTAAAACCGGCGGATGTGATCGAAGGCGTACACGTCCCCTACTCCGCCGGTTGGTAGTGCTGGTGAAGAAAGGCACGCCACTGTTCATCGCTCGCCGGCGTCGGCGGCGGCAGCGGATCGTTGGCGACCTTGAGCTGCGGCAAGCGCGGATCGTTGCGGCGAAACCACGCCTCCATCATCGCGCGGTCATAGCGCGGGTGACCGCCTGTCGTGATCGGGCGCGGCATCTTGTCGAGCAGATGATAGCGCTCGCGGTTCTTGTAGAAGGTCTGCAGGTGAACGCCGAGACGTTCGGCGATCTCGCGGCAGTGCATCGGCTCGCCGATGGCGCGGGGACGATCGCTCCTCATCGCTCGTCCTCCTTGCAGCCGGCGCATTTGTGAAACCAGATGCCGCCGCGGTTGAAGGCAATGAAGCCCTCGGCCTTGGCCTCGCCGAACGCCTCGTGGAAGTCGGTGCAGTTGGTGACGACCGCCTCGGGGCAGCTATCGCACTGGAAGCTGTAACGGCCGCCGTTCTTCTCGACGCTCATGGGCGCCACCGAACGCGGCCAGGCGCCAAAGCGGCGAAGCCGAGGGCCACGCCGACGATCGACGCCACGGCAAACGCCGCGACGCCCAGTAGTGCTGGATGGGAAAGGAGCTGCATGGTTGCCTCCGCATGCAAATCAGCGAAGCAGCAACCTATCTTTGCAATCTGTTGATTGCAAGTATGCAACTTAACGAGCGCAAGGTTTCACGTGAAACGAAATTACCGCCGCCCGGCGGTCCGGTTGTGCACCGATTTCAGCCGCGACGGCTGGCGAGACGGTCGGTAACGACGCCGCGCACGATGACGTTGCGGTCATCCACAACTATCGGCACGCGAGATCGAGGGTCGAAGCCGACGGCCACGAGGTACGGCTTCTCATAGATCCGGAACACAACGCGGCGGGTGCCCTGCTCGTGGATCTCGGCGCAGACGATGTCGCCGGCGCGCGGCACCTCCACCAGATCGACCAGCATGACGTCACCGGGCGACACGCCCACGCCCTGCAGGGCTGCGCCGTGGATCGTCCAGGCCTCTACACCCTTGCGGCCGGCCGTCAGCGCAGCCAGCGCAGCCCGCTGGGCCGCCGGCATATCCTCCGGCGCGAGCCGACGGGCTTCCAGCAGCGGATCGAACCGCTCGGCCTCGTCCGGTCCCGGCACGTCATAGGTCCGCTTGATGCGCTCGATCGTCTCGGCGGTCAGCGTGCCAGTGTAATCCTCGTCATTGAGAAACCGCGTCAGCGTCGAGGTGCTGGCGCCGGCGCCCTTGGCGAGCTGCGCCGGCTTGAGCCCTTGCGCTTCCAAGACACCCTGCAGCCATACGCGCTGCCGCGTTTGCACCTCGCGTTTGGCCTTGCTGCGATTGACAGGTTCCAAAAGCCCCCTCCGAGTGGCGATTACGCCACCCGTGGTATGCACCGGGTCGGGCTGAGCTACCTGTTGAAACATTTCGCTTGCAGAGTTGCCGCAAATCAGTCTTTGAGTTGCACACTTGCAACTTAAGCATGGATGTGCGGCCTTGTCCAACCGGCTCACGGCGTTATCCGAACGCATCGCGCGGCTCCGTATGCGGCGAGACCGTCTCGCTGAACTCTCCGGGCTCGATGAAAGCACCATTTCCCGGGCCTTTGGCGGGAAAACCGATCCACTCAGCTCGACGCTCGACAAGATCGAGGCCGCCGTCAGTGTGGAAGAGGCCGAGATGGCCGAGCACCTGCGCAAAGTGGGTACCTCTTCGACTAGCGGGGCCGCAGCATGAACCGCCCCTCTCATTTCCAGTTTTGCGACCGTCACGACGCTGCGCGCGTCACGGTCATTGTGTGTGTGTGCGTTGCGTTGGGTATCGCGTCCGTCGCCGCCGGCATCGTCAGGGTTTTGTCGGCGGCGGCGCTCTAGCCATCACAACGAGGGGCACCATGAACACAAGGACGGAAGGCGCAGCGCCAGGCACATTCGCCTGTCACGAGGCGCTGCATATGGCGAGCGTGCTGGTCGGTATCGTCGAGGTCGAGCTGGTCGACCACGCCAGCATTCAGGACAACCCGGAATGGCTCAAGCTGGCTGAGGACGCCCGCGATAGCCTGACCGCGCTCTACCAGAAGATCGGCGTCGCCCATGGCGAGGCTTCGCGATGACGAGCTGCGAGCTTCCCCGCCCCGCCACGCTGGCCGACACGCCGCACACCATGGTCGACGCCGACATGAAGTCGCAGCGCGACCAGATCACGACGCTGGATCTCGCCGGCTGCAACGTCACCTACATCAACGTGCCGATGCAGGAACATGAGAAGGCCGCCGGCCATCGGTTCGAGCAGTGGCCCGATGAAGTCAAGCGCATCATGGAAAAACAGGTGGCCGACTTCATCGGCCGCAACGCCGGCGCCACCGTGCGCGCGGTCACCACCGGCGTCGCCGAGCGCATCTGCGTGCTGGCGATCCATTGGAGGCCGAAGCAGTGAGCCCGAATTTCGCGCCGCTCGATCTGTTGAAGCGCCTCGTCACCATCGCTGACAAGCTGGTGGCCGATCGCAGCTTGCAGATCAGCGACAACACGCTGCGCAGCCTGCGCGCCGAAGTCGACGCCGCTCGGCACCACGCCAACCCGGATTGGGACATCGTCGACTATCAGGCGACGTGCCTCGCCGAATGCATCACGGCGCTGGCCCATGCCCGCACCGATCGCGACGCGATCAAGGAAGAGCGCGCCAAGATGTACATCAACACCCTTGCGCACTTCCTGCACACGGACGTCCTCGCGCACGAGCGGAGGGCACGGCAATGATCGAGCCGACGCGCGCGGCCGATGGCCGCTTCTCTCCCCGGAGCATCGTCATCCCGCTCTGCACGGTCGATGACGCCCGCAGGATCTATGATCTCTATCTGCGCGCCGTCTGCCGGCACCAGGGCTTGATGCTCAACGAGGTGCTGCGCCAGCTCGCGCGGCCGGGCCGGCCCAACATTGACGCGCAATGGCGCGCTGCGGCCTATGCGCGGCAGCTCGCGATGTATCTCGCCAACACACTGCACAACGTTCCGCAGGGGCGGCTTGCCGACGTCACCGGCCTGACGCCGGCGGCGGTGTGCCTGGCGCTGCGCTCGATCGAGGACGTGCGCGAGGTGCCGACGTTCGATCGCAATGTTGATCTGGTCGCGGCCAGCATGGGGGCGCAGGCATGAGCAAGGGACGTTTCCGCTGTCCATTCCGCAATGAATGGGAACGCGTCGAGCCGACGTTCCGGCAATCGGCCAAGGCGCCGGGCCGCGAAGGCGTGATCTCACGTCTGATGCTCGACGTGATGCCGAAGCTCTGCGACGCGATCGAGCGCGAGCGCGACATGTCGACGCCGAACGGCGAGTTCTTCGACGCCGTCGCCGCCGTCGCCGGCGCGCTGATCGAGGAAGCGATCGAGCAGCGCGTGCCGGCCGCCCAGATGGGCGGGCGGACCCAGCACCTTGATCAGATGTTTTCGCTGATCAACCGCGTGGTGCGCCCTCGCCTCGCCGCGCCGAAGCAATCCCGCCTGATCCTGCCGGAGTTGTGAGCATGTCAAAGGGTGACGTCTACAGGGCGTTGCGCTCACCGCAGGTTGCCCGGTCGACCGGCAGCAACATCGCGGTCATCACGCTCAACGGCGAAGAAGATGAATTCGTGGTCCTGCAGATGGCCGGCGCCGAGGCGGACGAGCTGGCGCGGAAGCTCCACGAGGCCGGCTATGGGGTGACGCGCCGATGATCCGCGCCGCCGCCATCTACGCCGCCTGCCTGTTCGCCACCGGCGCCGTGATCGCGGCGGAGTGGCACGTGCTGGCGCAGCACGGCCGGCTCGCTGCGCGCGTGGTCGGCACCATCGTCCTCGCCGTGCTTGAGGTGCTGCCATCATGACCCAGCTTGACGGCCGCGAGATCCGCGCCTTGCTGCAACAGCGGCATGTCGAGCTGTTGGGCAAGCTGTTCCCGCACCACACCATCACCTTTCCGACCTTCACGCCGCTGAACCCGACCCGTAACGACCAGCGGCCGGGCTCGTTTGTCATCTGGACCGGCGGCACCGCGGCCGGCGGCTTCAACGAGTATTCGCCGAAGGGACCGCCGGCATCCGGCGACGTCATCGACCTGATCGCCTATGTGCATCGCCATCCCGGCAACCGCAAATTCGCGTTCGCCTGGGCGCGCGACTTTCTCGGCATCCGCAAGATGAGCGCCGAACAGCTGCGCTCGATGAAGGGTAGCGCGCGGCAGGCGGCACACGACATCACGGCTGCGCAGAGCCAGGCGATTGCCGACCGGCGCAAGAAAGCGCTGGACATCTGGAACAAGACGCTGCCGATCGCCGGCAGCGTCGCCGAAACCTATCTGGCGTCGCGCCGCATTCCCTACATGCTGATCAAGAACCGCGAGGAGGATCTGCGCTTCATCCCCTCGCTGGAGCATTGGAAGGACACGGTGTGGGATCGCAAGACCACGCCCTGGACCAAGACCAAGAGCGGCGGCCACTTCCCGTGCATGGTCGCGGCGATGCGCAACCTCGCCGGCGAGATCACCGCCGTACACTGCACATTCCTGCGGCCGGACGGCTTCGGCAAGGCGCCGGTCTCCGACGCGAAGCTGATGCGCGGCGACGCCAAGGGGTCAGCGATCCGGCTGACGCGCGGCGAAGGCAACCTGTCGCTTGAAGAGGCTCGCGAGCAGTTTCGGCAGCACGGCATCGTGCATCCCTTCATGCCGTTCGAGGGCATCGAGAATGCGCTGAGCTACGCCATGGAAGTGCCGGAGCCGCGCATCTGGGCGTGCGGCTCGTTTGACCTGATGATGGCGCTGCGCGTCGAGGACGAAGAAACCTTCGACCCCGTCATCTACGGGCTCGACAACGACGACAATCCAAAGGCCGAGGACACGATCATTGACCGCATGGATGAAGTGCGGGCGTCCGGCCGCGATTGCAGCCGCGCCCGGCCGCCGGCCGGCGTGAAGGATTTCAACGCGCTTGTGCAGGGGGAAGGCTGATGGACGTTGACGTTGCCAAGGCTGCGAACGCCGCAATCGACAAGCTGTTAGCCGAGCGCAATATCAGTTCGATCGACGGCTGGTCCATCATCAATCTGTTGGTGCGCGACGGTATTGTGCTGGTGCGCAGCGCGCCGACGCATGAAGAGGCGATTTCGGCCAATCAGATCATCCCCGCCGCGATGCTTCTCACGCGCGAGGACAGCGTGTTGGAGACCTACGCCGGCGCCGGCGACATGGTCGACGACATCGGGCCGCCTGTGGTGATCGCGCCCTACAAGGCGCCGAAGGACCCGCGCGTGCAGCAGCTCCTCCGCGATGCCGAAGCGGTGCGCGAAGCCGAGCGCGCCGAGCCGCGCCAGCTTTTCACCGATCCGCGGCTCGATCCGAACTACAAGCCGCCGAAGAAAAAGTAAGCGTTGCGTCTGAGTTCCCTTCAACAACACCAGAGAGAGACCATGAACCAGCAACCCGCGCCGAAGGCAGCTATCGTGCCGACGATCGGTCGCATCGTGTACTACGTGCTGCCGCAGTATCAGGTTGAAGAGATCAACCGCCGCCGTCAGCACGCCCGCAATGAGTTGGACTATCACCGCTGGAAGAAGAACGGCACCATGATCCACGTCGGCAACGAGGTGAAGGCCGGCCAAGTCGTGCCGGCGATGATCGTTGCAGTGTGGGGCGCCACGCCCACCAGCGCAGTCAATCTCAAGCTCTTCCTCGATGGCAGCGACGATTATTGGGTGACGTCAACCAACGTCGGTGAGCCCGATCAGGAGGGCAAGTATCATTGGATGCCCTACCAGCTCGGCCAGGCCGCCAAGACCGAGGCCGCCGAGAAGGAGATCGCTGCGGCGAAGCAGGCCGCGTTCAATGACGCGGCTGGCGAGCCGAGCAAGCCTGCTTAAGCGGCTTCACTGAACCAGCCCCCTGTAAGCGTTGCGTCTGCGTCCCCATCAACACCCAACGAGGCTAACCCATGAACGACACCACCACGGGCGCCGGCGCCGCCGACCCCAACGCCGGCGCCACCAGCCAGGCGCAGCCGCAGCCCGGCAATAGCAACGGCCGCTCGGCTCCGCTCGCGCTGCCGCCGATCTTCGATCGGATGCCGAGCTATACCATGCGCAAGAACGTGCGCGCGGTGAAGATCTCCGGCGTTAGCGCTGGCTCCGACGAGAAGACCAAGCTGCACTTTCACGGCGGCTATTTCCCGGCCGTTGAGGTTGAGGCGCATCACGATCCGTTGCTCGGTAGCGCCGAGGTGAACCATTACCTCGTGATCGAGGAGGACGGCTCGCACCACGTGGTGCCGGCCGAGCAGTTCGAGCAACACTTCAAGCTGGCCTAATCCTCTAACCGCGTGCCCGCCCATTGAGGCGGGCACGCCACTGGCATCATGGCACGCAAGACCACACGAAGCATCCGCGCCTCGTTCGCGGACGCACGGCAGGCTATTGCCGCGCAACAGGAGATCGCCGACCCGGCGCCGCGCGATGCGCGCGACGGGATCGAGGCCGGTATGTGGGAAGGCGCGCCGTTCGATCGGCTGCCGCCGAACTGCCCCGTTGTGCCGCTCGGCGTGCAGAACAAGCTGACATTCTTCATCGACGCGCTCGGACAGTTTCTCTCGTTCGACGGCATGAAGCCGGCGGATTTGATCCGGCTGTTTCGCACCACACCGAATTTCACCTATTGGGCTTGGCCCCGCAAAAAGTTGATCAACGTCGACGCCGAGACCGGCAAGCAGAATTTCATGATCAACGGCGTCGAGGAAAAAAAGGCCATCATGTGCCTTGAGAAGGCTGCAGCGGCGCGCGGCCCGTTCGATCCCTCGAACAAGCTGCGCGGGCGCGGCGCCTGGCGCGACAGTTTCGGCCGGCTGATCTGGCATTCCGGCGATCAGCTCTGGATGGTGGAGAACGGCAAGCTGATCTCGTCAGCACCCGGCGAGGTCGACGGCATCTTCTATTTCCGCGCCGCCTCGATCATGACGCCGTGGCCCGAGCCCGTGCCGGCGGAGGAAAGCCCGGCGCGCCAGATTTTCGACATGCTGCGGACGTGGCATTGGCAGCGGCCGAAGCTCGATCCCGTGCTCGTGCTCGGCTCGCTCGGCGTGATGTTCATGTCCGGCGCGCTGAAGGAACGGCCGCACGCGGGCATCATGGGCGATTGGGGCACTGGCAAGACGGCGCTGACCAACCTGATCCAGTCGGTGATCGGCGACGTGTTGGTGCGCGCGGAGAACCCGACAGAGGCCGGTGTGCGCCAGCGCATGGGGCTCGACGCGCTGCCGGTCGCGATCGACGAATTCGAGGCCGGCGAGGACAACAGCCGCGTGTCGAAGCTCGTGGAGCTGTCGCGCATCGCCTATTCCGGCGGCTCGCTGCTGCGCGGCGGCAGCGATCACAAGGGCGTCGAGTTCACCAGCCGCAACGCATTCTTCTGCTCGGGCATCAACCTGCCGCCGATGAAGCCGCAGGATCTCTCGCGCTTCGCCATCCTCAACACGCGGCGCCTGCAGGTGAAGGGCGGCGCCGAGCCGAAGGCGGAAAAGGATTGGGGCCGCATGATCCTGCGCAGCCTCATGGACGCTTGGCCCGAATTCTCGCCGCTGCTCGCCGACTGGCGCACGCTGCTCGCCGGTGCCGGCCTGACCGGGCGCGGCACCGACACATACGGCACGCTGTTCGCGATGGCGCAGCTGATGCTCGGCGCCGAGAACATGGAAGATATCGGCCTCGACACCACGGAGCCGAAGAAGCTGGGCGAACTGATCGCTGAAGCCACCGCCGAGGAACGCGCGCTGCAGGGCGAGAACTGGCGCGAGTGTCTTGAGCACCTGATGGGCGCGCCGATCGAGGCGATCAAGGGCGGCAACCGCCCGACGATCGGCGGCATCACCGAGGAGCTGGAAACGCCCTACGCGCACGCGGCGGACTTCGATCTGTCGTCGCGTCAGGAAAAGCTCGCGATGGCCGGCGTCAAGGTGGTGCAGGAAGCCGACGACACGTTGCCGGCCGGCAAGGTGCGCTGGCTGCTCGCGGTACCGCCCAAGGGGCCGCTGCTCGCCAAGATGTTCCAGGGCACGAAGTGGCAGCAGCAGGTGTGGTTCTCCGCGCTCAAGCAGGGACCGCCCGACATCGTGCGCTCCGGCCCGCGCGGCAAGGTGGTGAAGATCAACCGTTCGGCCGAGCGGTGTCTGCTGATCGATTTGACGGCTTACGACAAACTGATGGAGGGCGACGCGTGAAGGCTTCTCTGATTTCCGCCGCGCAGGCGCAGCCGTTTGGCGGCCCGGCCGGCTGCTGCGGCGGCGATAGCATCTTTGCACCACCGGCCGACGTGATCGAGTTGGCTGCGTGGGTGCTGCTGATCGCGCTCATGTTCGCCTTCGCGCGGTCTCTCGTCAAATGGCTTCGCCGCCGATGATCGAGCGACAAACTGACGGAGACGGAATAGTGGGGCAACGGATGCTGGTCGCAGACCTTCTCTGCGGCGCCGGGGGATCGTCGACAGGCTGCGCGCAAGCGCTCGCAGCGATGGGCCTCGAAATGGAGCTGGTGTGCGTCAATCATTGGCCGATCGCGATCGAGACGCACAGCAAGAACCATCCGCAGGCCAGGCACTACTGTCAGGACATTTCGACCGTCCGGCCGCACATCGCCGTTCCGGAAGGCTACCTCGACCTGCTGATGGCTTCGCCGTCCTGCACGCACCATTCCGTCGCGCGCGGCGGCAAGCCGACATCCGACCAGCAACGATCCGACCCGTGGCACATCATCACGTGGCTGACGGAGTTGGACGTTCGCCGGATCATCATCGAGAACGTCTGGGAGTTTCGCAATTGGGGGCCGGTCGAACCGGTAACCGGCAAGCCGATCAAGGCGCGCAGGGGTGAATATTTCCGCGCGTGGTGCGACGTGATCCGTTCGCTCGGTTACACGATCGAATATCAGCGGCTCAACGCGGCAGACTTTGGCGAGGCTACCACGCGCCGACGCTTCATCATGATGGGCCGCAAGGATGGGGTGCCGATCGCCTGGCCGCAGCCGACGCACGGCGACGGCACGGGTCGCGCATGGCGGCCTGCGCGCGAGATCATTGATTGGAACATCAAGGGCCAATCGATCTACACGCGCAGGAAGAGGCTGGCCCGCAAGACGCTGGCCCGCATCGAGGCCGGGGCAATCAAGTTCAACTGGCCGGAACCGTTCCTCGTCGTGCTGCGCAACCACATGGATGGCAAGAGCGTCAACGGCCCGCTGCCGACCATCGCGGCGGGCGGCAATCACATCGGCTTAGCACAGCCGATCATCCTGCCGACCGGACAGGGTACCGCGCGCGATGGCGACACGCCGCTGCCGACCATCACGACGGGCGGCGCCGGCACCGATGGCCGGCCGGGCTGTGCCCGCCCCATGCTTGTTGAGCCGTTCATTCTCAACCGACACGGCGACAATGGCAGCGCCCGCGCTCACGATATCGGCGAACCGATGCCAACAGCCGATTGTCGCGGTGCTGGTTACGTAGTCGAGCCCTTCGTGCTTTCGCAGGCATCAGGAGGCGCGCCTCGCGGCGCCCTCGATCCGCTGCCGACGGCCACGACCGGCGGCGCGATCGCGCTGATCTCGCCCTACTACGGATCAGGATCAGGCGAGACATGCGCCAGTTCCGAGCACCCGCTGCCGACCGTGACCGCCAAGGCCCGGTTCGGTTTGGTGATGCCGGTGACGCATTCGGACGATAGCAATCGCGCGCGCGACGTCGAGACAATGCCGGTTCCGACGCTCACGACAGCCAGGCGCGGCGAACTGGCCGTGGTCGAGGGGACGCCGACCTATGACATTCTGTTCCGGATGCTCGAGCCGCACGAGCTCGCTGGCGCGATGGGCTTCAACAGCGATGAGGCCACTTACGAGTTTACCGGCACCAAGACGCAAAAGGTCAAGCAGATCGGCAACGCCGTTTCGGTGAAGAAGATGCGGGCCTGCGTCATGGCCATCATGCGCGATGCCGCCGTGCCGCTTGCGGAGGCAGCGGAATGAAGGCCGCGAAAATCGAGTGTCGCGAGATCCACGCCGGCGCAGGCGCCCGTGAGCGCCGCCGGCAGCCGCAGACCATCGAGGAGCTGCTAGCGCCGGATCGCGTGTGGGTGACGCCCTGCGGCTGCTGGCTGTGGCTTGGCGGCGATGACGGCCGCAACGATGCTGACGGGCTCGGCGGCTATGGCCGCATTCTGCGCGATGACGGCTCGCGGATCGTCGAGCCGGTACACCGTTACGTGTTCAAAAAATTCAAGGGACCAATCCCGCCCGGCTACGACGTCGACCACATCTGTGCGAAGTGGCAACCGGACCCGCGTGTCAGCCGCAAATGCGTCAACCTCGACCATCTGCAGGCGATACCGCCGCGGCTCAACCAGCAACTGAAACTGTTGCGTCGGCTCGGCTACGGCACCGCCGAGCTGGATCTCGACGGTCGGCCACATCGCGCGGTCCCACCCGTCGCCCCAGCATCAGAGCCGCCGCTGTTCCTGCCTGGTGAGAGCTGGGAGGATCTATGCTTCTGACGCGCTCGCGCCGCAGCTCGGCGACCGCGCCGGCGCGTCAGCGCCGAACAGCGCGGCGCCAACGTCGCGCGCCTGGCGCGCGTCCGCCTTTCCTCTTCCGTTCCGATCGCAAATCGAGGCTGAACCATGAACGTCGCCGATCGCGCCGCCGTCCGTCCCCTCGCGCCCCGGCCCCATCCCGGCCCCGGCCCGGAAACCCCAAAGGGTTCACTTAACTCCGCGTTTGCGGTGGCAGATTGCGCGGGATCGAGGCGCGGGGCGCGGGCTGGTTACAGCCGGTTACAAACGGTTACATGGACTGTAACCGGATTAGATCAGCAAAATCAGCAACATAAACAATCCGGTTACAAGTTACAGCCGGATAGCGTCTTTTTCGCACGCGCGCGCGCGCATGCGCGCGACCTTGTAACCCTGTAACTCTGTAACCACGAGATATAAATGATTGAATTAATTGAGGAAATGGCGGTTACAGCGCGGTTACAACGGTCTGTTGGCTGTAACCGGCCCTGGGCGATTTCGGCGCCGCCAGCGGCAAAAGCCCAATTAAATAATCGGGTTGCGCTATGAGCGAGCGCGACAAGGTCCGCGAAGGCGCGTTTGAGGGCACGCACACTGCCGCGGCTGGCGGCGCCGCGGCTTCGCCTGGCGCCGTGCCTGCTGTGATCGAGGGCGACGACGAGCGGTTAGATGGATTGCTGCCGCTCGGAACCTCGCCTCTTGCGCCACGGGGGCGGGGAAGGCCGGCCGGCGCGAAGAACCGCCGGACCGATCTCGTTGCGCAGTATCTCGTTGATCGCTTCGGCGATCCGTTGACGGCGTCGATGTCGATCGCGGGTCGGCCGTTGCGCGAGGTCATCACCGAACTGCGCATGATCGCCAGCGATTGCGGCTTGAAGCTCGGCGCAACGGTGATGGACGTGGCGCGGTGGCAGCAGCAGTGCCGGGTCGACGCGCTGCCGTACATCCACGCCAAGCGGGCGCCGGAGACCGCGAAGGGCGATCCGGTGCTGCCGGTGCTCGGCATCGGCCGCGCAGATCAGGTCAACGTCGTGGTCGCTGGCGGATCTCGGAGCCTTGAAGAGGCTGTTGAGATTTCACAGCAACATCAATCGGTTACGACAATCGACGGCGAAGTGTCTCACGACGAAATGTCTCATGACGGGGAAAGCGACGATGCATCAACGACTTAACGCCAATCCACCGTTAACCGTGAGTTATCGGCGCCGGGCCTCGCTCGGCCTGGCCGGCGCGAGGTTCGAGCCGTCGCGCCGCGCCATCGCGCCGACCGTCCCCCGGCCCGCCTCGCGCGCCGCCGGCGCCGGCCGGCCCTTAAAACCGCCATCGGCCCTCCCCTCCCGGGGGGTACCTCCTCACACTCACGGGGCGTTTCAAAACGCACTCGCGCCGAAAAGAGAATTACCTGCGGCGGGTGAAAGGGCGGCAGGCGGTCGCCCCGCGCGGGTTACAGGGCGTGGGGTGCGCCAATGACGACGTGGCAGATCCCGCACGAGTTCGAGCTTCCGCGCAACGTCGCGCTGCCACAGCTCGCCGGCGCCGAGATCAACCCGATGCAGCTCGATCCGCCTGGGCCGGTCGGCGAAGCATACATGTTCGGCACCGACGCCATCGAATTCATCATGGGGCCGGTCGGCTCCGCGAAAACGACGTGCTCAATCTTCCGCATCCTCATCAGCTCGTTGCGGATGCCGGTGTGCAGCGATGGCGTGATCCGCTCGCGCGGCTGCGTCGTGCACGCAAACCTGCGCGCGCTGTACCGAACGGCGGTGCCCAGCCTGCAGCAGTTCTTCAAGCCTGGCTCGCCCGGCGTCGAATACTCCGGCGGCCAAGACCGGCCGCTGCAGCTCACGCTGCGCTTCCAGACGCCGAGCGGCAAGAAGCTGCAAATCATCATTGACGGCTTCGGCATCACCAAGGACAGCATGGAAGAACTGCTGCGCGGCTATCAGGCCAACTTCGCGTGGTGCGTAGAGGCCGATCAGCTTGACAGCGAAGTGCCGCCTTTCCTCTACTCGCGCGTTGCGCAAGGCCGCTATCCCGGCAAGGGCTTGCTCGCCGATCCGGAGGCCGCGGTGCCGGGCTCGGTGTGGGGCGATCTCAACGCGCCGCTGATCACCAACTACATCTACACGGACTTCATCGAGAAGCCGCGACCCGGCTACGTGCTGCATCGTCAGCCGAGCGGACTGAGCGACAAGGCCGAGAACCGAAAATTCGTCTCGAAGGAAAGCTACGAAAAGCTGGACCAGACATTGCCGCCCGACAAGTCGCGCCGGATGGTCAAGGCCGAGTTCGGCGTGGAAGGCGACGGCGCCCTGGTCTACAGCAGCTATCGCTTTGACATCCATTGCGCCAAGAAGCCGCTGCAGCCGCTCGACCTCCCGCTGCTGCTCGGAAGTGACGCCGGCGGATCTCCGGCGCTCGTCATCGGACAGTATACGCCGAAGGGCCACATGCGATGGCTCGATGAACTCGTCACAGATCCAGGCACCGGCGCCGGTCGCTTCGCCGAATATCTGGTTGACCTGCTGCAGTCGAAGTATCGCGGCCTGCCGATCTCGAACGGTTGGGGCGATCCCTCCGCCTTCCACGGCGCCGATCGGCAGGCCGGCGAGTTGTCGTTCATGGAGATCGTCGGCAAGGCGATCAACATCCACATGCTGCCGACCGTCACCAACGATCCGTCAGCGCGGCAAGAAAGTGTCGATTGGTTTCTGCGGCGCGGTGTAGACGAGAGCGGCTTCCCCTACTTCCAGCACTGCCCGTCGATGCGCGTTGTGCAAGGCGGCTTTCAAGGTGGCTTCAAGGTCGTGAAGAATATCCACGACAGCAGCGACAAGGTCGCGTTCCTCAAAAACAAATTCAGCCACGTCCACGAGGGCGGGCAGTATCTCTGCTACGGCGTGCGCGGTCACGCCGGCGTCATCAACGACGCGGCGCGCGCGGGGCGGCCGGGCAATGTGGTGCCGATCTCGTCCGGCAAGGGACCGAGAAAGGACTTCAACCTATGAGGCGCGTGCTCGAATGGATAGCGAAGGCGGCGGCGATCGGTGTCATCATCGCCGCCATCGTGTGCGCTGGACCGTTCATCGTCGGTGAAGGCGTCGAGCACTTCACGCCGGCCGACGAATGACCCTCACCGTCACCACACCCGCCCCGGCGGCGGCCGTGCTGGATCTCTACAGCGCGGCCGTGGTGATGAAGCCGCTGCACGCCAAGGCGGCCATCCTGCAATGCGCGCGGTCGCAGTCGTTCCTGTTCGAGGCCGCCGGCGTACCGATCGCCGCCACCCTGCTCTACCCGCTCGATGCCGAACGGCCCGGCGAGCGCCTGGTTGAGCTGGCCTTCGTCTGCCTGCCGGAGCTGCGGCAGCACCTCGTTTCCCTGATCCGCCTCGCTCACTTAACGCGGGGCACCCTTGCCCAGAATGGCCCGGTTCGCGTTCGGGCTCATGTCCGCCACGATCACCGGCCCGGCCATCGCCTTGCGGCGCTGTGCGGGATGACGCTGGTGGGGCGGGTCGGCGCCTTCGATCGCTACGAGTTCGAGGGCCAGCCACATGACCAGCTTTGTCAACGGGGTAAAATCGCTTTTCTCGGGGCCTGACACCTCGGCTCAAGAGAAACTGCAGCAGCAGCAAATCCAGCAATCGAAGGAAGCGCAGTCGATCGCGCTCTCGCGGCAGCAGCAGCAGCAGCAGGTCACCGCTGCCGAGCAGGATCAGCAAGCCGGCCTCCTCTCGCGCACGCCGCGCGGCCGGCGGCTGTTGCAGGCAGCGACCGGCGACGCCGGCGTGTCCGGCTCCGCAACCACCCTCGGCGGCGGCACCAACTGATGGCGCGCCGCCGGTACAAGACAGCCGACGCCGACCCGCAGGCCGGCAAGTCAGCCCTTGAGGCGCACAAGAAGCGCCATGAGAAGGCATGGTCCGATCGCGATCTCTGGCAGAAGTTCTACGACGATGCCTACGAATTCGCGATCCCGTATCGCCGGCCGTCGTCGCGGATCGGCAAGGCGGCTGAGACCATCGAGCGCGTATTTGACGGCACCGCGATTGAAAGCTCCTTCCGCGCTGCCGGCCAGTTGCACGCCGATCTCTTCCCGCCAGATTTCTTCAAGCTCGGCGCGGGCGCGATCTCCAAAATCTCGCTGTCGCAGGATCAGCTCGACAAACTCAATGCCGAGCTTGAGGCGATCACCACGATCGTCTCTGCCTTCTTCCAGACCGGCGAATTCGATCTCGCGTCGAGCGAGATGTGCATCGACCTGCTGGTCGGCACCGGCTCGCTGTTTCCGGTTGAGGGTGATGCCCGCACGCCGGTCCGCTTCGTCTGCATCCCGTTCGACGAGCTGGCGATCGAGGTCGATGCCTACGGCAAGGTGGTCGCGATCTTCTGGAAGTCGCGGCTGTCGCGCCGCGCGATCAAGGCGGCGTTCAAGGACGGTAAGTTTCCTGCGAAGTTCGAGGATCATCTGCGCGAAAAGCCGGATGAGGAAATCGAGATCCTGCAGGACTTCATCCTCGACCAGGACACCGGCCATTGGACGTTCTGCGTCTGGCTGTGCGACAGCGAGAGCTTCGTTAAAGAGGACGAGTACAAGACGCAGCCGCTCGCGGTGCCGCGCTATCACCGCGTACCGGGTGAGCCCTATGGCCGTGGCCCTATCCTGCTGGCGCTGCCGACCATCAAGACGCTCAACAAGGCCGTCGAGCTGACGCTGAAAGCTGCGGCAATACAGATGCTCGGCATCTGGGGATATCGACCCGGTGCATTCAATCCGGACACCGTGCGCCTCGGCCCCGGCGAGATGTGGCCGATGCAGTCGACCGGCGGCGTGCTCGGCCCTGATGTGTCGCGCCTCGACGCCTCCGCCGGCAAGGTCGATCTCGGTAACATCATCACGCAGGAGCTACGCCTGCAGGTGCAGTCGATGCTCGGCGACGACAAGCTGCCGGCCGATGGCGCCACGCCGCGCTCGGCGACCGAGATCATGGAGCGCATGAAGCGCATCCAGAAGAACTACATGGGTGCGTGGGCGCGCATCGTCAACGAGGTGATCCCGGTCATCGTCATGCGCGTGATGGAGATCCTCGCGCGGCGCCAGATCAAGGGCGTGCCGTCGATCGATATCGACGCGCTGCTGGTCAAGATCGACGTGATGAGCCCGATCACGCAGGCGATCAAGGCCTCCGCGCATCAGCGCATCATCGAGTTCATCGAGCTGGTGATCGCCATCAAGGGCCAGCCGATGGCGGCCGAGCTAATCGTGAAGGTCGACGACGCGCTGCGCAAGATCGGCGAGGATCAATTGCCGCGGTCGCTGCTCACCACCAAGGACGAGCAGAAAGCGCTTGAGCAGAAGATGCAGGAGGCCGCTATCGCGGTCGCCGCCGCCCAGGCGCAGGCCGGCAACAAGAAAGCAGCGTGATGGTCGCGATCAATCAGAACCGCTTCGGCACGCGCGACGCGCAGCCGCTCGGAAGCTATCTCGGCGATGCCAAGACCGTGCTGGAGGGTCTGTTCGGCAAGTCGAGCGAGAAAGATTTGCCCGTTGCGGCGCAAGCCCAGATCGAGGCGACGCAGCGCATTCGCGCGATCGCCGCGCGACTGTTCGGCAGCGCCGACGGCGAAGAACTTCTTGAGGCGCTGTGCGACGCGACATTGCGCCGGCCGTTCACCCTGCCGCCGCAGAGTTTCACGGCCGAGCAACGGCTGTCTTACGCCGACCAGCGTGAGGGACAGGCGCAAACCACGTTCATGCTGCTGGCGTGGATCGCCGAAGGACGCGGAGAACAGCAGCCACAGAGAGAGGGACCACATGCGCGATCAACTCGACCGAAACGCCAGCCCGCTGCGAAGCCTGCACGCAAGCGCCGCAAATAGCGCCCTGCACATTTCCGGCTTCCAGCCTCCGTTCGGAGCGCCCCGTTTTTTGCGGGACGAAGCCAATGCCGGCGGCGCGGCCGGTGGCGGCGGAGCTGGCGGTGGCGCCGGCAGCGGGGCAAGCGGCACAGGTACGGGTGGTGAAGGCGCGGGATCTGGCGCCGGCGCCGGCGGCGGCACGGGAGCTGGTGCCGGCGGCGAAGGCGGCAGCGGGCAGCCCGACGGCGGTATCGGCAGTCCCTCGCCCTACCGCCCTTCCGGGCTGCCCGATCATTACGCCGGCTCGTCCGACAAGGACACGATCGACAAGCTGTTCAGCGCAGTGAACGGCTTCCGCACCAAGCAGGGCGAGGCCGGCGCGGTGCCGACCAACGGCGACGGTTATAGCTTCGAGGCCAGCGACGCGCTCAAGCCCTTCGTCGCGAACTTCGACAAGGACCCGGTCTACAAGGCCGTGCGCGACATCGCGCACAAGGCCGGGCTGACCGACAAGCAGTTCAAGACCTTCCTGCCCGGTGTGCTCGAACATTTTGTGTCGGCCGAGCTCGTCGGCGCGCCGGTCGACCCGAAGGCGATGTTGCGCGGCCTGGCGCCGGCCAACCTCGCCAACGGCACCGACGCCGAGAAGGAAACCGCCGGCGCCAAGCGCGTCACCGACACCATCGCGTGGATCGACGGCGCCAAGGCGAACAACACCTTGCCGCCCGACGTCGCGGAATTCCTCTCCGCCGGCGCAGCGTCCGACCCGCGCGCGATCGCCACCATCGACTGGCTGCGCGGTGAGGCGTCCGAGCCCAAGCCGGCGATGAATGGCGGCAACAACAACGGCGGCCAGAGCGACGCGGATCTTGAGCGCCGCAACAACGATCCGCGCAACGTGCCAGGCAAACCGGAATACGACGCGGCATTCCGCGCAGAAACCGACCGGATGTTCAAGCAGCGCTACGGCTAACAGGAGACGGCCACGATGACGACCACGACTTACGATAGCGCGGAAGATGCCATTCGTGCGACGGCGCCGGCCAAGCGGCAGCGCGCGGTGACGCCGGCGAACGCCGACCTTCCGGACGGCGTCGCCAACTCGATCGAGGTTGTTACGGCTGGCAACGTCCAGCTTCTCGCCGAAGGCGACACCGTCGCGATCACGCGCAACGCCGTCGCCGCCGGCGTCATCATCCGCGTCCGCACCAAGCAGGTCCAGACCGGCACCACGGCGACCGTCATCGCCCTCTACTAGCCTCACTTAACGCGGGCCGCCCCGGTCCATCCTCGCAAAACTCCGCGAAGGATGGACCTGCGGGCGGCCTCTGCAATCGGCCCGGCTCTTGCGAGCTGGGATGGACCAGACGGCTCCGTGGCAATCGGCCGATAGCGGGTCAAGCAAAACCCACATCAGGACGATCAACGCCATGTCTCGTTACAATCGGTTTGCGGTTCGGTTCGCGATCGCTTTTGCGATCGGCATCGCCGCACTTTCCCTCCTCGGCTACGATACCTCTTGGGCGGCCCCCGGCGCGTTGGGCTTCGGCCTGGTCGGCAGCATCGAGGCTCCCAACTGGTACACCATCCAGTACGACCAGCGCGTGCGGCACCTTATACAGTCGGAAGGCTTTCTGCTGCGCGGCACCACCGACGCCCCTGTCGAGGTCAAGGGCAACACGCTGGAATTCTTCTTCATCGGTCGCGCCGAGGCGCAGCCCTTCGGTCCGACGCCGGAGCGCGGCAAGGCGGCCAACCTCGGCAAGACCATCAAGACCGTCGATATGACGGATTGGCAGTTCTACGAGGAAGTCCGCCACGGTGAGCCGGAGAAGATCTCGCCGGAGTACCGCAGCAAGATCCAGCAGGCCGGCTCGATGGCGATGGGCCGCAAGTTCGACCGCATCATCATGGAGGCGATGGACGGCGAAGCCGGCAACATCACCACGATCGGTGACGGTTCGGTTGCGATTACGCCGATCCAGATTTCGACCGGCAAGGCGCAGATCAATTCGCTCGGCATGATGAGCCAGAACGAATTCTTCATGCCGGTGCCGTCGATCTCGTGGGAGCAGTTGAAGCTCTACAAGATCTTCAACAACCGCGACTACACCGCCGAGCAGTTGCTGTTCAAGGGCAAGACCGAGGCAGTGCTGTGGAACGGCGTGTGGGTGTTCCAGGCGCCGGACGAAATGTTCACCTCGCCCGCTGCCAATCAGGTCGACACCTACCTGTGGAACAAGGCGAACGTCGGCTTCGGCTCGAACTACGCGATGCAGTCGCGCATCACCTACGAGAACACCATCACGGCGTGGGTCTACAACACCGTGATGTCCGGCGCCGCGAAGGTGCTGCAGCCGGTCGGCGTGAAGCGCGTCCGCGTCAACATCAACGCCGCATTGGCGATCAACTAACCGCGCGCCGGGTCCGCCCGGCTCGCACTCCTCTGCGCAACCTCCAACGGTGAGATCACCATGGCACTCGACAAGAATAGTCTGGCCCGGCTCGGTTCCGTGCCCTATGCGGCGGCTGATGCCGTTTCCCTCTTCCTTTACGCGACCAACGACACCGTCACCCAGTGCATTGCGTCGGGCTACTTCAATGGCTCGACCAAGACGCTGCGCAAGGGCGATCTGATCCTGATCAGCGCCGTCAACGGCGGCACGCCGACCTGCAGCCTCTGCGTCGTCACCTCCGCCGACAACGCGGCGACGGTCACCACGGCCGCCGCTGTCTTCACGTAAGCGTTTCTTCCCGTGACTGCCCGTGGGGCTCCGGCCCCACGGTCCTTTCTCCGAGGCGGGTCAATGGCGATCATCACCAATCACATGAAGGTCATGAACAGCGCGCTCGGCAAGATCGGCGGCGGCGCGATCATGGCAGAGGACGAGGATACCGAGTTGGCGGCGCAGGTCGTGCCGACCTATTACTCTCGCCTCAAGTCCTTGCTCGGCATGTGCGAGTGGTCGTTCGCCGGCCGTACCTACAAGCTCGATGCGATCGCCAAGGTCGCGGAGAATGACTACGACACCGCGAGCATGATCTTCAACAACGGCTGGCGCCAGGCATTCAGCCTGCCCGGTACGCGAATCGGCCTGCCCCGTAAGGTCCTCACCGACCCGCGCCGGCCGAACGATCCGCTCCGTGAATATCTGATCGAGGGCGGAGTGCTTTACGCGGATCGCGAACAGGTCTGGGCGACGGTCACCGTCATGCCCGATCCGACGGTCTGGGACCCGCAATTCAATCTCGCTGCCGAGGCGATCGTCGCCGCCGATCTCTGCGTGCCGGTCACGCATGACGCCAACCTTGCAAAGGATCTCCGGCAGGTCGCCGAAGGCTCGGCGCAGGAGAACGGCCGCGGCGGCCTGGTCGGCCGGGCGATCACGAGCGAGGCCATCAAGGCTCGGACCGCCGCGCCGCTATGGCGCGATCCCCTCACCGACGCACGGCTGCGCTGATGGTCGCACGGCCCGGCACCTATCAGGCCTCGAACAACGCCGGCGAGCTGGCGCCGGAAGTGTACGGGCGCACGGATCTCAAGCAGTTCTATTCGGGGCTGGCGATTGCGCGCAACATCGAGCCGGTGCCGCAGGGCGGCTCGCAACTCTCGATGCGATCCCGGCATCTGGGCCGCGTCCGCCGCAAAACGGCAAATCTCTCACCGACCGCGTCAACGCTGCCGTCCGGCTCGTACAGCGCGCCGGCTATCCTTGCGACGGCGACATTTGCGGTTGCTGATGTCGCCAGCGTCTTGCTCACCGGCTTCGCGTCGTCGGTTGCCCTCGGCGCGATCGTGCAGATCGAATATTTCGACGGAACAAACTGGCTGCTGCTCGGCGCCCCGTTCGCGCTTGATCAGACCCAGCGCAACATCACCATGGCAGCGCCACCGCGTCAGCCGGTGCACACAACGCAAGTTCGGGTCCGCATGGTATCTGCGCCGCCCGACACAACGATGTTCACCCTGCCGGGCATTTCCGTGCGCGTCGAGACAACCACGCCAAGCGATGCCGTCGCTCGCCCTTTCACCTTCGCGCTCGATCAGACCTATGTTGCAATCCTGACAGACAGGTTTGTCGATTTCTACCGTGACGGAACTTGGGTTGGCAGCTCGGTGATGGACTTCACCGAAAGCCAGATCAGAACGCTCGACGTGCCGCAGCGGCTCGACACCATGCTGATGTTCAACAGAGATGGCGTCTCGCAGCGCATCCTGCGCGATGGTTCAGATACCCGCTGGGTGCTGAGCAATATCTCTTTTGAAAACGTCCCGCTGGTTGATCTCGGCGGAACCTACACCAATCAGTCAGCAGACGCATGGCTGCTCATTCTGCGCTTCCCGACTACCGCCGGAGACCCGCACCTCAATGGTGCTGGATTGTCGCTGTCGATCAACGTCAACGGCGAGGACGCGGTTGTTGGTTTTCCCGGCGGCGCGCCGGACTGGACCGTGATCTCGGGGCTGATTAAAACAGCGATCGAGGGGACAAGCTCGGTTTCGCCCGGCATCAGCGTGACGCCGGATGCACCGCAGGCCGGCAGTCAAACGATCTTCATCAGGTTCACTGGTGATGGCAATCTCGGCAACGCCAACGCGCTGTCCGCGCAGGTCGTCAACACGGCAGACGCGGCAGCGGTCGTTGCGCACTCTGTCATCGGAGATCCCGGCGGCGAAGCGCTGTTTTCTGCATCGCGCGGATACGCTGCCTGCGGCGCGTTCTACCAGGACCGGCTTGTCACCGGCGGTTTCAAGGCAAAGCGCGGCGCGTTTCTGGCCAGCGTGACGGGCGAGTATTTCGACGACAACGTGAAGCTGCAGGCCGCCTCCGGTGCGATCCTCGCCAATCTCGACACCGATGGCGCCGAGCAGTTGCAGCGGATCGTCAGCGACACATACCTGTTGCTGTTCACCTCTGACGGCGAATATTTCATCAGTGATCGCGTCTTGGATCGGACCAAGCCGCCGAACATCGTCAATTCGTCGCGCTACGGCTCCTCGCCCGACCTTCCCATCGTTCGCAACGAAGGCGAAATTGTCTGGGCGTCGCGCAACAAGTCGGTGCTCTACGCCGCGAGCTATGACCAGATTTCGACGAAATACGCGGCAACGCCGATCTCGCTGCTTGCGCCGCACATCGTCAACGGGATGGTCGATATCGCCCTGCAGCGGCCGAGCGGCCTGATGAACGCCGCCCGCCTCTGGATGCCCCGCGCCGACGGCACGGTGACGTGCGGCATCATGCTGCGCAATCAGGACGTCACGGCCTTTGTGCGGTGGGAGACGCCCGGCAGCGTCACATCGGCGTGCGTCGACGGCAAGAACGTTCCCCACTTGCTCGTCAATCGCGTGGTCGGCGGCGCCAGCGAGATGCATTTCGAGCGGCTGGAAGAAGGGTTGATCTTCGATGACGTCGTGGAACAGACCTTCGGCTCTCCGCAGACGGTCATCACCGGGCTCGGCGTTCACGAGGGCGCCGAGGTCTGGGCAAAGGCAGATGGTTATGTCGTCGGTCCCTACACCGTGGCCGGCGGCGCGATCACGCTCACAGATCCGGCCCTCAATGTGCAGGTCGGTCGCTGGACCCCGCCCCTTGCGCGCACCCTGCCTTTGCCTTCGGAGGTTGCCGAGCGTGTTGTGCTGCGGCGGCCGAAGCGGGTTCACACCGTGCGGCTCGATCTCGTCGACACCACGTCCGTCGCTGTCGGCGCCAATGGCCGTCCAGCCCGCGACGTTGCGCTAGCGCGCGCCGGCGATCCGGCGGACGCGCCGCAGGCACCGGTCAATGAAATGAAGGTGATCACCGGCCTGACCGGCTTTAGCGACGCGGGCCAGGTCGACATTACCCAGACCCGCCCCGGCCTGCTGGCATGGCGCGGCGTCACCATTGAGGCGAGGACGTGAGATGGAATTCGCGGCAGCCGCTTTGACATCGATCGGGTCGGCGATCACCGAAGGCGTCGGCGCCATCACGACGGCCGCCACCGGCCCCGCCGGCGTATTCGGCCTTGGGAGCTTGCTGCCGAGCGCATCGACCGCTGCCAGCATTCTTTCGGGCGGCGCAACCGTGCTCTCTGTGATCAACGCCAAGAACGCCGGCGACGCCAAGGCGATGGCGCTGAACGCGCAGGCGGATGACGCGATCACGGATAGTCGGATTGCCGAGCTGCAGGGCCTCGACCGGCAGACCTCCCTCAAGGCTGCGTTGGTCGAACGGCTCGGTACCCGCGACGTCGCCACGGCCGCGAGCGGCGTGGATTTGTCGTTCGGCACGGCCGCGATCGCACGCCGCCAGGACGTGACCGCGAGCGAGCGGGCGCTGTCGATCGACCAGAACACGACCAACACGCAGGTTGCGCGCCTGCAGGAGCGCGCTGCCAATTACCGCCTGCAGGCCAAACAGGCCTCCGCCGGCGGCCTTGCCACGGCCGCCTCGCTCGGGCTGGAAGGCGCCGCCAAGATCCTGAAGCGAGGCTGACCCCATGCCGAACACGTTTGGCCGCGCCGTTCCGCTCGATGGCAGCTTTCACCCGCATGGCCTGCTGCCGGAAGGATTGCTGCCGGTCTCCCGGCCGGACGGCTCCTACGAGACGACGGTCGCCGCTGCGGCGAACCGCGTCGCCCAGACCACCGGCGCGATGGCGGATGAATTCGCGCAGCAGGAGGGTACCGACACCGGCAAGGTCGCCGGGCTCGATCCGCACTACCGGCCCGATGGATCTCTGACCATCCGGGGCAAGGCGTTCAACGACGCCGCGACCAAGACCTATGCCAACCAGCTCGACGCCAAGATGCGGACAGAGATGCAGTCCGTGTTCGAGGCCAACAAGAACGATCCGAAGGCGCTGAAAACAGGTCTCGACGATCTGCACGCAAGGCTGTCGAGCGTCGACGTGTTCGATAGCATCCGGGGCGACTTCAACGCGCAGTTCGCGCGGCTGCGCTTGCCCTATGAGAACCGGGCGCTCTCGAACTTTGAAGAGGGCCAGCACGCCGAAAACCGCGCCTCTGTCATCACCAACACCTCCGCGACTGAAACCAACGCGGCGCGGATGGCGGCGGCCGATCCGAGCAATCCCCTGACGGCGCGCAACATCGAGATCGAGTTGCAGCGGCATTCCAAGTTGATCGACGACGCTGTTGCCAATGACGACATTACGGCCGACGCCGGGGCGAAGCTCAAGATCAAGACCCGCGATAGCGTGCTGCAGGGCGCCGCGCTCGCGCAGGCCGCCGCGCTGAAAACGCCGGAAGCGATCGAGGCCTATCGCGCCAACGTCAAGACGAAGTTCGCCGCCGGCGAGTTCAAGGGGCTGTCGGCGGACGGCTACAGCACGCTGGACGCGAACCTGCAATCTCTCGCCAACACCGTCCGCACGCGCGGCAATACCGACGTCGCGCAGCTCACCAAGAACGTCAACGACTATGTCGACCGCGCCGCCAGCGGTCTGCCGACGCCGGCGGACGAATGGACCCGCTACGTGACCAGTGACGCCGCCAAGACGCCGCAAGGCGCGCTGGTCCTGAAGGCGGCCGAGAACAAGGTGAAGATCGCCAACGTCATGTCGACCATGTCGGTCGATGACGCCGGTCGCCTTGTCGCTGGTCTGCGCGCCGAAGCGGCCAAGGGCGGCGCGACCAAGCCGGACGGCGACGTGATCGCGTTCGCCGAGGATCAGCTCAACAAGCAGCGCACGGCCATCAACACCGACCAGCTCGGCTATGCCGCGCAGAAGCGGCTGATCCCGGCCGTGTCGCCGATCGACTTTCAGGGCTTCGCCTCGACCAACGACCCGCAGGCGGCCGTCACGCTGGCCGCGCAAATCCGCGATCGGTCCGGCCAGGCGCGCGCGGTCGGCGGGGCGCTGTCGCGCTCGCCGCAGTTCCTGCGGCCGGATGAGCGCGACCGGCTGAAAGAGATCGTCGACCGCGGCGGCCCGCAGGCGATGGCACTGGCCGGAGCGATCGTCAAGGGCGCCGACAGCGACGCGCCGGCGATCCTGCGCGAGATCTCGCCGGATGCCCCGCTGCTCGCCCAGGCGGGCAATATCATCGCCAACGGCGGCTCGCTGTCGGCCGCGCGCGACGCGTTCGAGGCCGCGCGCGTCAAGACCGAGACTGGCAAGGAATTGCCCGGCGCCGCCCCAACCGTCAGCGGCAAGGCGGTTCGAGAGACCTTCGGCTCCGCGTTTGCGCTGCAGGGCGATGACGGCAGTCGCATCCGCACCACGGCGGACGCGATCGCGCGCACGCGCATCGCCAGCGCCGGCGCCGATCCGAAGGGCTCCGAGGCTGACACGATCTATCGCCGCGCGCTGCAGGAGGCTGCCGGCGCGCAGTTCGTCGGCGGCGTGCAGTATGGCGGCGTGGCCGATTACAAGCCGGGCTATTGGACGAGCTACAAGGTGCCAGTGCCCTCGAACGTGCGCGCCGACCGGTTTCGCGATGTGGTACGCTCAATCCGCGACGATGATCTTGCCTCGCTGCCGAACCCGCCGCAGACCCCGGATGGCAAGCCCTATCGCGCCCGCGACATCACCAGCGCCGTGCCTGTCGCAGTGCGCGGCGGTTACCGCTTCGCGATGGGCGATCCGGCCTCAAGCGATCCGCAGTATGTGCGCGGCTCCGATGGCGCGCCGTTCGTGCTGCCGTTCTCCTTCGTGCAGTCGATCGCGCCGCGCGCCGGCGCGTCTCTGGGTGGCAACTGATGTTCCTGTCCGACCCGCGCGTCACGGACCTCACCTTCGGCTCGCCCGGCGATAACACGCCGTTTTCGTGGTCGCTGCGCGATGCCACGACGGGCGACGCGCTGTCGATCACGCCCGATGCGGTCGTGAACCCGCAGGAAGTGGCGAAGCAGTCCGACGCCTTCAAGTCGACCATCGTCGCCGCCGAGCGGCAAACGCGCCTGGTCGACACCATCAACGCGCGCAACAACGCATTGGCCGAGGCCGCCGACCAGCGCATTCGCACGGTGCAGGAGCAGACCGGCATCGCGATCGACAACCCGTTTCGCGGCGGCTACGAGCTGGAAGCGCGGGACCGGCTTGGCGTTCCGCTGACCGGCGCCAGCCCTGACGAGCTCGCCCGGCTGCCGGCGGCCCAGCGCGACATCTTCAACGAACGGATTGACGAGGCGGCGCAGAACAATCCGGAGAAGGCCGGCGCGCTGAGCTTCTACCAGTCGCTGGAAGATCAGGCGGGCGCCATCGCCAAGTCAGCGTCCTATGATGCCGAGCACGCGACCGGCGGTTTTATCGCCAACATCATCGGCGGCATCTGGGGCTCGCGCCGCGATCCGCTGTTTCTGGGCTCGCTGCTGGCCGGGCCCGAAACAACGATCGCGAAAACCGCCGTGTCGCAGATCGGTCTCAATGCGCTGAAGCAGGGCCTGTTCAATGCCGGCCTGCAGGCGCTGGCGCAGCCGGCGGTACAGGACTGGCGGCGCGAGATCGGCGAGCGCAACGGCGCGGTGCCGGCGATCGAGAATGTCGGCATGGCGGTGCTGTTCGGCGCCATTCCCGGCGCGGCGATCGAGGGCGTCAAGGTCGCGACGGCGGCAGAGCGCGCCGCGTTCAGTCGCATCGTTGGCGGCTCGGCAACCGCTGAGGACGTCGCCACGGCGGCCAAGGCGACCGGCGTCAAGGTCGACGTCACGGATGAGCGCCAGATCCGCACCGGCGCCGCCGACGCGGCCAACGATGCCTCCGCGATCGGCGCGCCACCGCTCGGCGTGTCGCCGGCGCAGCATGCCGAGATCGCCGCCCAGGCTGTGCGATACGCCGAAGATCCGGCGAACAATCCGCCGCCGTCCATTCCGGTCATCGCGCCGGCGCGGCCGGCCGCGCATGGGCCACTGATCGATGAGGCGATGCCGGCCGCGCTCGGCGATCGCTCCACGGTCGACGGCAAGCCCGTGACCTTCGCCCGCTTCACGCCGGCCGAGCTTTCGACCGACGCCGCGGCGTTCCAGTACAAGGGCGGCGGCGACGCCGCCGGCGTCACCGACCGGCTGCGCAACGTGACCGAGTTCGATCCGCTGGCCTCCGGCAAGACGCTGGTGTTCGAGCGCAACGACGGCTCGCGTGTCATCGCCGATGGCCACCAGCGGCTTGGCCTCGCCACCCGGCTGTCGGCGGATGACCCCTCAATCCGCCTCGACGGCTTCCTGTTCCGTGAGCGCGACGGCTGGACGCCTGAGGATGTCCGCGCGATCGCCGCCAAGAAGAACATGCAGGAAGGATCGGGCGACGCGATCGATGCCGCCCGCGTGCTACGCGATCGGCCCGACCTGCTCGACGGCTCCCTGCCGATCTCCTCGCCGATGATGAAAAATGCCGTCGCGCTGGCGCGCCTCTCGGATGAGGCCTTCGGCATGGCGATCAACGGCGTGGTGCCGCCGAACTATGCGGCGGCCGTGGGTGACCTCGTCTACAACAAGCTGCAGCACGCCAGCGTGCTTGCGGATCTCGTCCGCTTCGCCCCGGAGACCGATCGCGAGGCGCGGGTGCTGATCGGCGAAATCATGTCCGCCGGCTTCCGCACCGAGGAGCAGATCAACCTGTTCGGCGCGGCCGACATGACGCGCTCGCTGATGGGCCAGCGCGTCAAGGTGCTGGATGCCGCCCTAGTCGGCCTCGCCCGCGACAAGCGCCTGTTCGGCACACTGGCAGAGAAGGCGGACGCGATCGAGGCGGCCGGCAACCAGCTTGCCCGGCTCACCAACGACAGCCGCGCCCGCGACGCCGCCGCCCTGCAGGATCTCTTGACGCGCCTGGCGCGGCGCACCGGCCCGGTCTCCGACGCCCTCAACCGGGCCGCCGCCGGCGTCGCTGACGGCCAGATCAAGCCCGGCAAGGCCGCCGACGCCTTTCTCGAGGACGTCCGCGCCCTGCTCGATCGCGACGGCCTCAACGGCCTGCTCGCCCCGCCGGAGCTTAAACCGCTCGTCACCGTCGAGCCGGGCCGCCCGGAGGCGCTGGCGCTCGCCGAGGGCGCCGCCGACGCCCGGACGGAATTAACGCCTCCTGAGGCTCCGCAGAGTCATCCAGAGCCATCCGAACCATCACTGTTCGACAGCATCGCGATCGCTTCGCGCGACGACGGCCGCGATGTCCGGTTCATAAGCCGGGATGCCGCGCTTGCCGAGGCCGAGAAGCCCGGCGAGTATGCCGACCTCGTCGCCGCCTGTCAGGCCTGACCATGCCCTCATTCCGCGATTGCCTACGCTCCGCCGTCGACCAGGGCGCCATCTCTCCGGACGAAGCCCAGCAGCTTCAGGACCGGTTCGACACCGAATTCGCCCAGGCGCGGTTGTCGCTCGGCGACGATGCCGCGTCCGCCGCCGCCAAGGCCCGACTTGAGGCCGAGCTGCGCGCCGAGCACATCGAGGCCCGGCGCAAGGTGCTGCTGCAGGACGCCGCGCAGGACCGGCTTGCCGAATATGTCGCCGGCTACCGCGGCCTCGACGGCAAGGCCGACGTGTTCGGCGCCGTGCTCAACCTGATCGAGAACCACGGCTTCGCCGGCGCGTCATCGCTCGCCGGCCGGCAGAAGGCGATCGTGTCGCTGGTCCACGGCCAGATTGCCGACGTGCTGTCAACCTTCCGCAAGTCCGCCATCACCGGCAGGCGCTTCAACCAGCCGCTGCTGGATGACGTCGTGCGCGAAGCGCTCGGCCAGGCCACGGGCAAGCCGGAGGCCAAGGCGCTGGCCGGCGCGGTCAGTGACGTGTTCGAGACGCTGCGCCAGCGCTTCAACGCCGCCGGCGGCGCCATCGGCAAGCTGGAAGGCGGCTATCTGCCGCAATACCACGAGCCGCGCGCCTTGCTCGCCGCCGGCCGTGACGCGTGGAAAGACTTCATCCGGCCGCTGCTGGATCTCGACCGCATGCGCGATCCGCTGACCGATGAGAAGCTGACGCCGGCGCGGCTCGAACAATCGCTCGATGCCGCGTTCGATACCGTCGTGACGGACGGCTGGGCCAACCGCACGCCAAAGCGCACCGCCCAGGGCGGCGCCGGCATGCTGGCGTCGCAGCGCGCCGATCATCGCTTCCTGCACTTCACGGACGCCGATGGCTGGCTGAAGTACAACGAGCAGTTCGGCAAGGGCGACCCGCTGAAAGCGATCTTCGAGCACATCAACGGCATGTCGCGCGACATTGCCGCGATGGAGCAGTTCGGGCCGAACCCGAATGCCACCATCGAATGGCTCAAGCAGGTGGTGCAGACCGAGGCCGCGAAGTCCGTCACGGGCGAGCCGTCGCTGTTCCGGCCGGGCAGCAAGACGGCCGATACGGTGCGCGACCGGCTGGATTATATCCCGTACCGGATCGACAGCGTCTACCAATACGTGCGCGGACGCAGCGTCGTGTCGGGCAACACCGCGATCGGCTTCGGCTCCGTGCGCAACGTCCTGACGTCCGCCCTGCTCGGCGCCGCTGCGATCACGGCCGCCGCGACCGATCCATTCGTTGACGCGATGGCGCGCTACCTCTCCGGCCTGCCGGTCACGAAGGCGCTTGTCGGTATCACCAAGACGTTCTCCAAAGGCACCAAGGAACAGGCGGTGCGATCGGGCATCGTCATGGACGACTTCCTGCACATCCTTGGCGATGAAGCCCGCTTCGCCGGCCAGATCGGCGGCAGCGAGTGGTCGAAGTGGCTGGCCGAACGGACCATGTCGCTCTCCGGCCTTGAGCCGATGACGCAGGCGCGCAAGCACGTTTTCGCGCTCGATTTTCAGGCGGCGATCGCCGACCAGGTCGGAAACACCTTCGACGGGCTGGAACCGTACCTCAAGCGCACGCTTGAGGGCTACGGCATCGATCGAACCGGATGGGACGTGCTGCGCTCGACGCCGCTGCACGCGCCCGATGGCGGCGCCGGCTTCCTGCGCCCGATCGACGTTGCCGCGCTCGCCGAAGGGCCGGCGCTGCCGAAGGTGCAAAAGGTGCTCGGCATCGACACCAAGGATGAAGCGGTTGCGGCCGAGCAGACCGCCGCCGGCGTGCGCCGCGTCGCCGAGCAGTATCTTGAAGCGATCCTGCAGCAGACCGAGCGCGCGGTTCCGACCTCAACCGCGCGCTCCCGATCGTTCTTTGTCGGCACCCAACCGAAGGGATCGTTCTGGGGCGAAATCGTCGAGAGCGGCTTGCTGTTCAAGTCGTTCTCGCTGTCGTTCACGACGCTGCAGATGCAGGCGATCCAGCAGGAATTGCATCAGAGCGCGGCGCGCGGCGCGGGCTACGCCGGCGCGGTGGCGCTGTCGCTGACGCTTGGCGGCGCAATCGCGCTGCAGATCAAGAACGTCATCAACGGCAAGGACGCGCAGAGCATGGCCGATCCGCGCTTCTGGATGCAGGCGATGGCGACCGGCGGCGGCTTCGGCCTGCTCGGCGATTTCATGTTCGCAGACGTCAACCGCCAGAACCAATCGCTCGCGCAACAGATCATGGGGCCGACTGTCGGCCTCGCCGGCGACCTCATGAAACTGACCGCCGGCAATGTGCAGCAGCTCATCCAGGGCAAGTCGACCAACGCCGGCCGCGAGGCCGTGAACACGCTCGGCCGCTACATGCCGGTGCTGTCGTCGCTGTGGTACACCCGCGCCGCCTATCGACGGGTCGTGCTCGATCAATTGCAGTACCTCCTCGATCCGGAGGCGCACAGCAATTTCCGGCAGCAAGAACAGCGGCTGCGCAACGAGACCGGGCAAGGCATGTGGTGGTCGCCCGGCCACGTCACGCCGGACCGAGCTCCCGCCCTGCCCTAGCCCGGCTCACTTAACGCGGGCCGCCCGGCACCATTCTGCCGGGCATGAGCACCACCTATCCCCTGCCGCGCCAGACGCGCGAGATCACGCTGACAGCCACCGCCGGCCAGACCGTGTTCGGGCCGGTGCCATTCATCCTGTTCGACGCCGCCGACCTTGCCGTGTTCGTCAAATCTGCCGCCGCGCAGAGCTTCACGGAGCTGGACCCGGCGACCGTCACGGCTGCGCCCGCGTCGCCGGCGACCGTGTTCCCCGCGACCTTCACCGTCACGCTCTCCACGGCTCGCGCGGCCGGCGACACGGTCAAGATCAAGGGCTCGCGCCTCGGCTCGCGCACCACCAATGTCACGCGCGCAGGCATCATCCAGAGCGTGCCGCTGGAAACCGAGCTTGACCGCCAGGTGGCGACCGAGCAAGAGCTGCGGCGCGACGTCGACGAGCTGCAGAATTCGATCCCGGTCGATGCCGAAGGCATCTACGCCGACATGATCGTGGCGCGCAACGCGGCGCAGACGGCGGCCGGCGACGCAACCACTCAGGCCACCAATGCGGCAGCGTCGGCGGCCGCCGCGGCAGAGAGTGCCGCGGCGATCGGCGCCGGCGCCGGCGTCATCCTGTTTCCGACCGCTGCAGCCGCCATTGCTGCATCCATCACTGCGACGCGATTGAGGATCGAGGACGAGGACGCGCAGGCAACCTATGTCTACGATCCCGGCACCTCATCTGCCGCCACGATCACCATCGCGAACGGCCGCAAGTATCGCAACGCCGAAAAGGTCCTGACGCCAAAGATGTTCGGCGCAATCGGCGACGGTGTGGCCGACGACACGGCCGCGCTCTTGGCCCTCGCGGCCGAGATCAACTGGCGCGGTGGCAGCCGTGTGGAGTTCGGCGACAGCAAGACCTACAAGGTCTGGGGCACCGTTCCCGCTAACGGCGCGTCGCTGATGGCTCTGTCCAACATCAAAAAGACGCGGATGAATTTCAACGGGAGCACGATCGCGGTCCCGATCAACTTCGCCACGAACGCCATCACGCTCTACCTGATGCCTCTGACGAACGTTGAGGATGTTCACATCGATCATCCGAACTTCGTGCAGACGGCCTATAACGCGGTGGACTCGGCGAAGGGCTGTCAGGGCATCTATATTGCCGACGCAAGCCGGGGCATTGAAATTCACGACTACACCCAGAACGGCGGGGTGTCCGGTCTCAGCGTGGTGCGCTTTGCCCGCAATCGGGCGCGCGACATCTTCATGACCGGCGACTTTCAGAACGTCTATTATCCCGCCGTTTTCCAGCGCAACGGCGATCAGGTTGACGTTCGCTACAAGGCGCGAGGCGCTGGCCGTGCTTACTTCGCGTACAACGTCCGTCAGCATACCGCCATCGTGGACAGCCAACAGGATGGCCCGTTCGATGACTGCTTGCTGAAAGTCTATGCCAACAACACGGAGAGCAACGCCGAGAACACGCTGTCCGACATCGACCTCCGTTATATCAATGTTGGGCGAGCGACTGCCGTAAACCCCGGCGGTTCTTTGATCCGGATCGCGATGGATCAATTCACTGCGACGCCGGCACCGGGGTATATCCGCAACATCAAAATCGTTCTCGACGTAGACACTGGAGCTCCGGGCCAGCCAGCGGTCATCGCGACCGGAAAGACCTTGAACAATGGTTCATCCGACACGGTAGCCAGAGGGCACGTGATCTCGAACATCGAGATTTCAGGCTACATCAATGCCGGCGCGCAGAGCACTTCCTGCATGGAGTTGTTCACGAACAACGGCAGCAGCACCACGGGCGATTTCTCGGGCGACACCGTTGAAGGCATCACCTTCCGCAACCTCAGCCAGTACGGAGCGACTGCACCGTTCAACATCAACGCGGCGTGCATAGATCGCGGCCTGCGGTTCGAGAACGTGTACGTCGAGGGCGCGGTTGGATTGGGTACGCTTCCGCAGAAGCTGCTCGACGTGTCCGACAACGTGACGCTCGGCGCGATCAGGTCCTTCAACGAAGTCGGAACCCCCGGCATCGCCGGTTACGCCGCCTATCGCCGCCTGCCAAATGGTGGATTGGAGATTTGGGGTCTCACGACGGCCGCGGCCTCGACAAATACCGCGGTCGCTTTCCCGGTTGCGTTCACCGCAGTCCCGACGATCACTTGCAGCAGCACAGCCGGCGGCACGCCCAGTCCCGTGAACGCCGTTTCCGCTGCCACTAGCGGCTTCTCGATCAACAACCCCGGCGGCAGCGCCGTCGTCGTGGCTTGGCGCGCATCGGGCTACATCTAGTTCGATGCGCCCTTGGCAGTGGCCTCGACGCGAGAAGGCGGCCGGCGTTCCAGCGCGGCAGTCAGACCGATCAGATCGGCCAGCTTGCGGCGAGTGCCTTCGGAGAGATTTCTCCGAATGTGGCCTCCGTCGCGATACAGGAACTCACCGTTCAAATTGCTCTTGCACCCTGCAGCATCGCAAAGCGCGTCGCGCGGGATCACGGTTTCAACGTTGGGGTGGTCGGCCGCAATCTTTAAGAACACGCGATCCGTGGCTTGGGAGAGTTCGCGCATAGTGCGCCTGTCCGCCTCCGTCTCCCGGCACGGCGCCCGCCATAAGCTCGATTGCGCATAAGCGCACGGCGTCGGATCAACCTGATGCTGCGGCACCATCCCGATGATGAGGAATTTGCGTCCATCCGATTGAGTGCGCTCGATCAGATCCGTCAGCCCAGAGGCAAACCAGTCCAGCTTGTCATCGCCGGGTAGTGTGCCGTCCTGCGACGTCAGGCGCGGCAGATACCCCCACGACGAGGCAAGAATCACGAGCTTGATGTCCGGATCGTTGGCCAGCAGCTTGATAGCGTTTTCGCGCTCAGAGCGGCACTGTGCAGCGTAATCCGGAATGGTGGGGTCCACCCGATTGACATGTCCGCCGAACACTGCCGGACACCCCTGGTAGAGCAAGAACGCATCGGGCTGTTCTTTCGCGGCAGCTTCGATGATCGGCGCAAAATGGCCGGCGTGGCTATCGCCCCAAACGAGCACCTTCCGGCTCGCGGTTTTCCACGGCTTGCCGAAGAAGCAGTAGGTGGCCGCGAGCGGCGGCATAGCGTCTTGCTTTGGGCAGGGCCATTCCCACATCGCTTCAAGGCTGCGCATCGCGTAAGCCTCCGGCACGCGCTCGGGCTCCCCCTCCTCGCTATGGATGAACTGTCCGGCGCAGAAGATCGCCATGCAGGCGGCCAAGCCGGCCTGCACTGTTTTCGCCGGCGGCAAACGCAAACGACGGAACGGCTGCTCTACAAAGCGCCACGAGATGACAGCGAGCAGGATCGACACGGCCGCGAGCGCGATCGCTTCATAGACCAGCGGCTTCCCGCTATTGATATACATGCGATAGAGCACCCACACCGGCCAATGCCAAAGGTAGAGGCTATACGAGATCAGGCCGAGCGGCCGCAGCAGGCCGAGCCATCGATCAATCCCTGCAGGTCGTTCCTTCGGCCAGATCACCAGCGCTGCACCAACGCACGGCAGCAACGCAGGAAGGCCGGGAAACGACGTCGACCGGATCAGCGCAAAACCGGCGATGATGAGCGCGAGACCGACAACGCTGGCACCGCGCAGCGATGCCGGCAACCTAGGCAGAAAGACGAGCAGCGCGCCGATCGCCAGCTCCCACGCGCGCGGCACAGCCATGAAGAACGCGGCCTTCGGATCGCTGTCCATCCAAACCAAACTTGCGCCAAAGCCGATGATGACCAGCGCCCCGATCGCGGCGGCGACATCGAGCCGCTTGCGGCCGGCGACGAGCAGCAGCAAGAGCAGCGGCCAGACGAGATAGAACTGTTCCTCGACCGCCAGCGACCATGTGTGCAGCAGCGGCATCAAATCTGCCGCCTGCGCGAAATAATCGGTGTGGGTGAGGAAGAAGAAGTTCGAGGCACCGAACGCCGCGGCGGCAGCGCTCGCGCCGAGCGCCATGTAGTCGCCCGGCATCAGCAGGAACTTGCCGGCAGCGAGCGTCACCGCGAGCATCACGACGAGCGCAGGCACGATGCGGCGTATACGACGATAGTAGAAGCCGAGCAGGCCGAACGTGCCCTCGTGGATCTCCTGCGCGAGCTGCGACGTGATCAGGTAGCCGCTGATGACGAAGAACACATCTACGCCGGTGAAGCCACCGGGCAGCAGTCCGCCGAAGTGAAACGCCATCACGGACAAGACCGCGATCGCGCGGAGGCCGTCGATATCGGCGCGGTAGTCTGCGCCGGTAGCGTGGTGCCGTTGTAGTTGTATCAAGATTTTTTACCCCCGAGGCGCCGTCCTACCATCGCAAAGCGAGTTCCCGAACTGCGACAACCTGTCGCACTGTGAGTTATGTGGCTGACTTAACGCCGGCCGCCCGGCGCCATTCTCGGCGGCATGACGGGCTTCTTGGCATCACGCACCGGACGGTTCCGCGCTACCAGCGAAACGGCGGCGCAGCTCGATCAGCATTTGACGTCGGCGATCGCCGAGCTTGCTCCCCCAACCGAAGGCAAACCGATGCGTGGCATGCAGCGCCTGGCGCACCTCACCCAAACCGCAGTCGCTGACATGGACAAGAAAGCGGACGCGATCGCCGACCGGATCGCCGCCGCCCAGGCGCGCGGCCATGCGACCATGGACAAGTTCGACAGCTACGCGGCATCGATCGAACAGGCGGCTGATGACGCCGAAAAGGCGCTGGCGCAGCTCACCAACAGCCCGCCCCCTTTGTCCGGCTCCTAGCGGCGCTCACTTAACACGGGCTGCCCGGTTGCATTGTCGCCCTCGCCACAACAGAGGGTTTGACGATGCCGCGATGGCCCCACGATGATCCCGCGTCACTCGCCGCGTTTTACGGAGATCCTGCGAAGGGCGAGCCGGGCAAGCAGCTCGTGCCCGTCGTGCCGCCCTTCACGATGTACTACGCCGGTCAGCCCGTTCCCCGCATCATGTTCCACAAAAAGGCCGCGGCGGCGTTGCTCGCTGCGCTGACCGACATCTGGGAGCATTACGGCCGCGATCAGGCGACGCTCGATCGCCTGCGGATATCGCACTACGACGGCGCCTATAACCGGCGCTATGTCCGCGGCTACGAGCCGAACAATGCCTTCGGTCGCACGCCGCGATGGTCGAACCACGCCTTCGGTGCAGCCATCGATTTCGACGCCGAGCACAACAAGATGGGCGCCGGCCGCGGCACCATCCCGCAGCCGGTGATCGATGCATTCAAGCGGCAAGGCGCGCTCTGGGGCGGTGACTATCGCGGCCGGACCGATCCCATGCATTTCGAGTTCTGCTCGCGCGAACCGATCGCGCAGCCCATGGCGTTCGCCGGCGACGTGCAGGCCGATGGCGACAGCGACCAGGGCGGAGACGATGCGCCGGCGCAGGCGGCCAAGCCCAGCGCCGGCGGCTTTGTCGGTCGCGCCCGCAACTGGATCGTCGGCATGTTCTCGGGCGTCGGCTTCACCAGCCTCGGCGCCCTGACGAGCTGGGAGATCGCCGTCGTGCTTCTGGCCGCGATTTTCATCTTTGTCGCCTGCGGCTTCGGCGTCGCCCTGTGGCTGTTCGGCAAGCAGCGCGTTGCCGACTGGGTCGCAAGGCACCTCGCATGACCGAGATGTTCTGGACCGTCGCGACATCGACCACGGCGCTCTCGATCGTCGCGGTCATCATGGTCGCGGCCGGCGTCGTCGCGCACTTCCCGTTCATCAAGCGCATCCCTGTGCTCGCGCCCTACGTCGTGTTCGCCGGCTTCATCAGCTATCTGGCGCTCGCGGATCTGGCGCTCTGCATCGGCTACCGGATCGCCGACGAGCACGCCGAGACGATGCGCCTGCAGGGTGATCTCGCGCGCAGCAACCGCCAGCTCGCCGAGCAGAAGGCCACGGCCAAGGATGCCGAGCGCATCGCCAACGAGAAGGCCGCCGAGGCCAACGAGCTAAAGGGAAAGGTCGCCGACTATGAGAAGGCACTTGAGGCCGCCGCCGCGGCTAATCCTCAGAGCGCTTGCGCTCTCAGCGACGACGATGTTGCTCGGCTGCGCGCACTCTCTGTCCGCCGGCCCCGAAAACACTAGCGTGCAGATCCCGCGTGATTGCGAGCGTCTTGCGCAGAACGTTGCTGCGCCTGATCCGGCCGGCTTCCGCAACAATGCGCGGATCGGCCTCGCCCGCACCACGGCAGCGCTCGCTGACGCCAACGGCAATCTCGATGCCACGCGGGAATGCCAGGTCAATCAGCGCGAGCGGTTCGCGCGGGGAGAGTGATGCAGCAACTTTCGGAACAGCAAGTGCGCGACCTGCTCGCCGAGACCGTCACCGCCACGGTCGCGGCCGTGCTCGCCGAGCAGAAGCGCCTCCACAACAATGAAGCCGACGAGGTCGTGCTGCGCACCATCTCCACCATCCTGACGTCGTTCGGGATCGAGGAGGATGACCGGAAAGAGCTGCGGCGCGACTTCGAACACCTGCGCCGCTGGCGCAAGAGCGTCGAGCACGCCCAGGGCTACACCTTCAAGATCGTGGTCACCGCGATCGTCGGCGGCATCGTCGGCGCGATCTGGATGGGCATCAAACTGGCGCTCGGAAAGCCGTGA